TCCGTAATCGACGCGGTGCCCGTGATACTGCTAACCGCCGCCGTTTTGAAAACCTGCGGGCGCGCGGGCATGTAGACACGCGGATGGTCGGCAACGGTCGCGTTCGTAACCGTGAACGCTGCGCCCATGTAATCATCGCCGCCGCGCATCAGCGGCAGATAAATCTCCAGAATGTCTGGCCGAATCAGTAGAGGCGAAACACCCGATGAAAGCGCCGCCCGTTCGTCAGCCGTCAGTGTCCCCGACCAGACCGCCACGTCAGCCAGTTCATGGGCCACATTGCCGCCTAGTGTGCCGCCGCTATCGAACGCGCCGATAGACGTTTTCGTCAGCGTTCCCGGTGTCAGGCTGGTTGAGCTGGAACCGTTGCCGCCATTGTCCAGCCAGACCTGTCGGGCATTGGCTGCCGTGATTTCACCAACGACCGAATGCCAATTCTGATCGCTGATTGAAGTCGTGGTTGTAGCATTTGAGGCTGTCCCGCCAGCCTTGGTTCCGCAGCGAGCCTTCATGGTTGAGGCGCTGCTTTCGATCTGCAACCGGAACCCGTTGTTTAGCGAAGTCTCCCAAAGGCCAATGATTGTATGGTCCAGGCCGTCATTGCTTGCCGTCAATCTAATCCGGCCATGAAGCGTGATCGGCCATGTCTGCAAAACCGCATCCGCGCGGTTGATAATATGCGTTGCGCCATTGAACAGATAGGCCATCGCTCAGCCTCCCGCTCAGGTTTCTTTCAACACCGCTTCAGTGAACTCCGCGTCACCCGTCATTGTATCCCCGGCATCCGCAGGCTTGCGCGCGATCTTCAATCGGAACGGCTCGCCCGCTGCGAGGCTGTCCATATTGGCACCCGATGAAAAGGTGATGGTGGACTTGTTCTTGATCCCGGAAGTTGCGTTGGTCGTGACCGCTGTTGAAAGCTGCTCCGTTGCGAAGCTGTCTGAATCCTGATCGGTGCCGCCGCTTTGTGCACGCTCAATCGACCCGCCCCAGACAACATCGCCAGACGTGGCGCTAGTCGCCATCCAATAAATATCAAGCGTCAACCCGCCGCCGGCATAATTGCCAGGCAGAATGCCGCGAAAGACTGCCGATTCACTGGTTGCGCCGTCAAAATCCAACACAAGAATGCCGTTGCGCACGTCAAACGTCGCATAAGCGGACGTTGGCGGCTCATTGGCCTGCGGGCTAAAGACGGCGAGAGTGTCGCCGGATGCCATTAGCTATTGCCCGCTGTAATTGTGAAGCTGGTGACAGTAAACGCCTGTGCCGCCGCAAACGAAACGTTATCGACCGTCATATCGCCTCCGCCGCCGGTTGCCGTAACGGTCCCTTGAATGCCGCAGGTCGTGCCGGTGCTGTCATAAATGCGGAAATGCGCCGCCGTGCCGGTCGCGTCTGCCGAGGTATCCTGCCACGTGCCGGAAAGCGACTTCGTGCCGCCCGACGCCGCCGCCATCCAGTCGGATGGAAGCGTGCAGGTTGCAAGCACCGTCCCGCTGTCCGCCGTCGCGCATGTGGCGGGCACGGAGCCGGTGCGGATTTTCAGAACGGCGCTCGTGCCGATGGTTGATTCCACAACGTCAAGGCGCGCGTTACGGACTGCTGTCGAATATTGAAGGGCCACCGCCGTCTCCTTTTCTTAAATCTGGTATGTCCAGGCGCAACCGCGCCGCACCCAACCGGGCAACATTTCTTCAACCGCACGAAAAACCGGCATGTCATCGCCCCATGCGATATCATCACCGCAAAGCCAGCCGCCCGGTTTCATCTTTGGCAACCAAGCCTCAATGTCGGCCTTGACGCTTTTGTAATCATGCGCGCCGTCGATCATGACGAACGACACCGAACCGTTTTCAAACAGTTTAGCCGCCTCGACGCTTGGCATCTGGTGGACCGTTAGAAGGTTCTTGACCGGCGCCATGTTGCGGTCAAACACCGCGCGAAGGTTCGGCAAATCCGGGTCCTTGTGGTGTTCGTCCTCGTCGGAACCCGCGAACGTATCCACAACGTGAATATCTATCGTTTTTCCGCTTCTAGCGGCCTCCACAGCAAGAAAAGCGGTTGAACAGCCCTTCCATGCCCCGATCTCGACAAACGTGCCGTCAAGGCGCTCTATGGCTTCCCTGTAGATGTGCGGGTAATGGAACCACCCGTCGATATCGAAATAAAAGTGTTTCACGCCGCCGCCTTCAATTCCGGCTTGGCGTAATCGTCCAACTGGTCAAGGATCGAACCCCGCCACATATACGTTCCCCAATGGGACAGCGTGATATTGGGGTCCAGCCAGACCGTGCCGCCTAAAGCCCGCCAGCGGTTGCAGAATGTCAGGTCCTCAGACCACAACATGCCGTCCTCAATCACGTTGGCGAAAAATCCGTTAATCAGCTTGGGCCTTTCGCGGCCCGCATAGTCGGTATAAATCGTTTCCGGCATCCGGTCCCGCATTGTCTCAAGCACCGAACGCTTCAGCATCATGAACCCGGCGCCCGCGCCCGCGATCTTGAGACAACCCGTTTTCGGGCATTCCTCAACAAGTCCATCGGCGGTCGGAATGAATGAAACCGCGAATTCGTTTTTTTCGGTCTTTTTCATGTAGGAGCCGACAACAAATTCCTTATCATCGGCAAGCAGGCGCAGAATGTCCGCGCTCGTGAATTGCACATCCGCGTCGATAAAAAGCATGTGCGTAAAATCATGCTCAAGGCAAAATGCCGCGAGCCGGTTCCGCCCGCTGTCAACCAGGCTATCGGTAAGGATCAAGGGGAAGTGATTGACCCCCTTTGCCGCCAGGTGCGCGCATGAAACCGCAAGCGCCTGCGCATAGGCCGGGGTGACCGACCCATGCGTATGCGTTGCAAGCATCAAGCGCACATCATGCACGTTTGCGACGTTCCGGCGCGGAAGGTTTGACGGCGCGTTCGGTCTTTTCCTCCGAAAACGGCAAGGCGAAGCGGGAGGCAATCATGCGCCCCGCCTCGTCCTCACTGCATTCCAATATGTCCCCGGCTTGCCCGCCATTTGACAGGCTAACCAAAAGACGAACCTTCATGCCTCAGCCTTCAGAACAATGAAGTTGATGACAAGAACGTTATTGCCCGCCGTAGCCGCATGGAGGTTCGTCAATTGGATATTGAACGAACCCGCCGCAACCGCCGAAACATTCGCAACAAAGCTGCCCGCCGAGGTGTGCGTCTTGATGCACGCCACTACAACGTCAGTTGCCGCGACCTTGGTATTCGTGACCGTAAATTCAGCCTCAGCGCCCGCCGCAATCGTCTGCGAAACGGTCGTGATGACGCCGGTATAAGCCGAACACGTCACCCCGGTCGTGATAGAGGTGGCCTGCGTAACGGCGGTTTGTCCCTGCGTAACAAGAACCCCGTCGCCGTTGCGGTAGCCAGTTGTATTGTATCCACCAGCCATCTGGTTTCTCCTTCAAAAAAGGAGGGCGAGCCGAAGCCCGCCCCGTGAAGTTATGCCAGCTTGAGGTGCTTGACGGCGCTTGACTGTATGAGGTCACCGTCCAGACGAACTACACCGGCAAGACCGATGTTCGGCCAGTAGTATTCACGGCGCACACCGACGACCGGAAGGCCGACTTTGCGGACGTAATACTTGCTGAAATCACCGAACAGGATCAACTTCTGGCCCGTGGTGAAGGCAGACGACATGGCCTGATTGACGCTGTAAGGCGCGCCAAGCAACGTCCCCGGCTGTCCGCTACGGATATCGCCCATCGACCAGATGTACTGGCCTTGGCCGTCCTTCAGCTTGCGGATTGCCGCCAGCACGGTGTCATGGAACATATAGCGGGCCTTGGGGCTTGCGCGATATGCCGGGTCAACCGAGTGGTGGAGGTCAATCACTTCGTCAGCGGTGAATGCGGTTGTCAAAGCCGCCGTCTTGCCCGCTGTCGATGCGACAACAATGCCATTCGGATCGCCTGTGCCGTCGCCGGTTGTCAGCTCGGTGTTGACGCGACGTGCCAGACGTTCGCCAAGCAATTCGCCAAGGAATTGTTCGACATTGATCGCGCTATCCTGGAGAAGTTCCATCGAAAGCTGGACCCATTTCGTGTCATAGGCAAATGCGTTCAGCGTCATTTTTCCAAATACCGCATCGGCGCTTGCATCGTCCGTCATGGCCGCCGCTTCCGTATGCTGCGCAACCGCAACGGCGGTGTCGTCAGTCGTCGGGAAGTCGATTGCGTTGCCGGAAGACGTGTTCAGGACGGTGCAGATATCCTCATCATACATCGGCCCCCAAGCCTTGAGCGTCTTGTCAACAGTCGCGGCCAGATCGGTCGGGACAGTGTAGCCGCCCGCCGAGTTTGTGCCCGCCGTCTGTGCGCGAAGTTCAAGACTGGCAACACCCGCCTTGATTACAGCGCGGTGCTCCGGCGAAATCTCCTGCGGGTCAAAACCGGCGCGAACAAGCGCGACAAACGCATCACGATATGACGGCTGGTCCGCAATATCGGTTCCCTTGCCTTCGCGTCCGCCAAGATCGGGACGGCTTTTTGCGCGGGCTTCTTCTTCCCGCTTTTCGGCATCGGCAACACGTGCCTCGCGCTCGATGTTCTTGTCGAGTGCGTCCAGTTCGCCCATGATTGCATCATGGCGGGTTTCGAGTTCAGCCGCGCGGGCTTCGTCGGTGTTGCCCTTGATTTCCTCCAGAGCGGCGCGGGCCTGCGTGACGAGTTCGCCACGCTTTTCTTGCAGTTGTGTAAGGCTCATTGATTTGCCCTCCTTCGGGCATAAAAAAACCCGCCGAAGCGGGAGAAGGTTGACGCGAATGAGCCGCGCCTGCCTCGGCAGTGCCGGAAAAATCAGAGACCGCGCGTGCGCTGGTCCAGTTGTGCCTTGCGGTAGTGGTAGCCCATGCGGTTGATGAGCTTGATTTCCTTGCGGGACGCCTCAAGCGAGCGAAGGGCTAACGAGGTGTCATCATAGGCCGGGAAGGCCACGGCGGAGACTTCAAACAGGTCAACCGCCTGAATTGTCCGCTTGGGTATATCGCCCGTTTCGTCCCAAGTGTCTTTTGTCACCCGAAAGCCGAATGACATGCCGGAAATATCGCCGCGTTCAAGCGAAACGGCCAAATCGCGGCCATCGGTCGTGTCGGGCAGGTCAATTTCAACCGCCAAGCCCGTATCGTCCTCAGAAAGCCGCAACGTGCCCGCCGTAGAGCGTCCAATCACGCGCCCGCTGTCATGGTCTACCAATGCGCGGATATCGCCCGCCAGCGTGTCGGAAAACGCCCCAGGCGCGATAACTTCGCGGAATGCTCCCCCGATATCCGCCTCCGAATTGAACAGCGCGGCATAACCCGCAACCGTGCGCTTATCATCGGCCTTGCGCACCTCAACCGGGCTAGTAAGTGTCCGCTTCTCAAGGGTCATTGCACCCCTCCATCTGAATTGTTCGCAACCGGCTGCGTGCCAAGCGGCACCGTGGCCCCTTGGATCATCAAATCATCGCCGTTTGGCTTGTCCGGCCTGTTCTCAAGCGCGCGGCCTTCGTTCGGTGTCAGCAAGGCATTTTGCACCCCGGACGCAAGCGCCTCCATGCGGGTCTTGAAATCACCCCGCAGCAATCCGTCCACATTATGCTCGACATAGCGCCCGCCGTTGCGCTGCCCGAATAGCTTAAGGTTCATTTCCTCTTCAAACGCCTGCGCCCATTGCGAAATCAGGTGTTTGACCAAGTGCAAATCTTGCTGCTCGGTGTTCGAAAACGTCCCGTGCGTCAGGTCTTGCAAAAATACCGGCGGCAATCCGTAAATTCGCGCGATTTCCTCAATCTGGAACCGGCGCGCGTCCGTCATTTGCCCTTTTTCGGGGTCAAAACCGATAGGCGTCAGCTTATGGTCTGGCGGCATCGGGACAATCTGCCCGCTGTTTTCCTTTGCCGACGCGATAGCCCGCCCGATCTGGTCCATTGCCCGCTTCATGGCCTCAGGACCGGCGGGAAGAGGGCCGGACATTGCCAGCGGAGGAACCCCGCCACCGGCAAAGAACTTCGAACCGTATTCGTTCATGGCGATTGAAAGCTGTATCGCCCGCGCGCCAAGCGTAATCGGGCTGTAATGCGCCAAGCCGTCAACCTTGAGCATAAACGGAACGTCGATTATGTCCGCCGCCGGATAAATCTTGCCGCCCACGTCATAACTTGTCTGGCCGAGGCTGTTGCGCTTGATTGTCGTTACCGCCGGGTTCACCGGATAAAGCCCGGTTATGTTGGAACCCGACCGCTCAATCCAAAGCAGGCCCCGCCCGCCGGTGAAAACTTGCTGCCAGAAATACTGACGCAGCTTGAACGAAGTCCATTCGGCATTAGGCGCCTCATGGATCAGCGTCTCAAGCCCGCCCGTTATCTTTTCCGGGCCATTTGCCGTTTTGCGGAATACGTGCAAAGGCAATGACGCGAGCGAACGCGGCAAGAATGTAACCGCCGCCAAAACCCCCGGCGATGTAAGCGCGGAATCAATCGTCACGCTCGGCAACGTCACATCCGAAAGCCCAAGCACCGAAAGAATTGACGCGCCTTGCTGTTCAATCCCCGGTATCTTGCCAATGATACGCTGCTCGGTGCCGCCGAACTCCCAGCCGAACAACCTCACGCAGCCACCAAACTGAAACTAGGATCATCCCAAGGGGAAGTTGAAATGACTTCTCCTTCGACTGGAGCAACGCCGAAACTCATGCAGAGTGCAACCATGCCGTCGATCCTCCCTGCCGCTTTCGCCTTGTTCAACTTCCGCGAACCTGCCGGGTCAGTCGTGACAACCGCATTAGCCGCGCACATTGATAAAACCGGATGATTGGCGTGCCGCATCTTGTCGCTCAACAATGCCGATTCCAGATCGCGCAACGCTGGCGACATGGATTGAAAACCCTGCCCGAAATCGACAAACAGCGTGTCAATCTCACCATCCGAAAAACCGGCCTTCAAAAGCCAAGGCCTCAAGTGCTTCATGCCCCAGCGATCAAACGCAATCTTTGCAACATTGTGGCTGTCGCAGAACCCGCGCAGCCACGTCGCAACATATTCGTATTCAATCGCCTTGCCTGGGGTGGTTTGAAGAAAGCCTTGCTCGGACCACATATCGTAGGGAACGCGGTCAGTCCGTGACTTTTCGCGTAACCCATCCTTGGGCAACCAAAACACTGGCTTGATTTCCCAAGCGTCTTTAATCCACGCCATCGGCACAAATGCCGTCAAATCGTGTACCGATGACAAATCCAACCCCGCATAGATTGGAGCCATTCCCCAATCATTGGTTACTTCGCCGCCGTTCGCTTGCCAGATCGCGCGGCTGACAAACGGACTGTTCCGATCAACGCGCTGGTTCAGGATCAGGTTGCGATATTCGTTTTCACGGCTTGGCATCCGGCGAGCGTCTTCCGCCATCGCCAAAACCTCAGTCGCGTTCAAAAAGTCCCCAAAGGCAGGATTGGCCTGCTTGATTGTTTCGGCATCGAACGGATCATCGTCAACATTCGCAGTGTAAAGCGAAAGCACAACGCGCGGGTCGTTTCCGGCCAGCGCGTCGTCAATCAACACCGAAAGCAGATCGCCGTCCGTTGGGGCCTGTGTCGAAATCACAACCGATAGCGGGCTATCATGCGCACCCACCGCCGTCTCAAGCGCGTCATAGAGTTCCGAGCGCGGCCCTTTCACCTGCCCCAGCTCGTCATGAACAATAAAAACAGGACTCAATCCGTAAGCCGTTGAAGCGTCGGCTGACAATGCCTTGTAGAGCGTCCCCAACTCGGGGCAGAGCAATTCCTTCACCGTGTCCCGAATGACCATCACCGGGTTGAGCGATGGCGAAAGCCGCACAACCTTTGCCGCCAGCTTGAACAGGATTGCGGCTTGGTCCTTCGATTGAGCCGCGCTGTTCAACTGTGAATTTGGCCGAGCCTCGGGGCCGCAGGTGTGCAACAAAAGCAAAAACGCGGCCAAGGTGGTCTTGGCATTTTTTCGACCGAATGAAATGATCGCCCGCCGCGTACCGGACGGGTTGTCATATATCTTGCAGATGCTTTCCTTTTGCCAATCCCTCAACCGAACCGGCTTGCCGACATCCTTGCCTTCGGGAATCCTGCAATGCTTTTCAATCCAATCAATATTCCGCTGGCCGCGAGACTTAGGCGTCCCAAGGCTTGCGGACTTGCTCGGTTTTCTTTTTGGATTTGTCATAAGTCGATTGCTGCGAAATGCGCATCTTGGTCGCCAGCGATGTGATCGCGCGGCCCTCCCGCTCCTGCATTTTCAACAGCCTGTCATAATCCCGAAGGTCCAACTCATCGCCCGCTTCACATTGGGCAACCAAAGCGGCCACCCGCTTCGATGCTACAACGTGGCGGCAGTACTGCGCCAGCATCGGAAGCGTCTCACGACCAAACCAATCAGCCGGAAGTGAATTGGCAACAGCGCGCCATTCGTCCGCTTGTTCGTCCGTCAAATCTGCCGGAGGTCTTGGCCTTTCGATGACGTGCAAGCCGGTCGGAGTCACAACCTGGAGGCTCGCAGCAGATGTCCGTCCGCGCGTTCCCATTTTTATCTCCGCAAAACTAAATTAAGGGCGTTTATATTTTCCGAGG